TACAGTTTGCTCTGGTTCAGAGGCTGCTTCTAAAGTTTCTGTTAAAGATTGATACTCTTCATTCTCTGCTAGTTGAGGCTCTTGGTCGCCATCTAAAAATTGTGCCATGTGTTGCTCCGTACTATTTCAGTATTGTGGAATTAATATAAATGAGGTTGCTTCAGTCTGAAGTCTCATGGTTTACTACGCTCTCTCTCGATCTGTTTCTGGCGTTGCTTCGACCATTTAATAGTAGCTCCTGCAAAGTCTCCTGACAGAGGATCTAACTTACTAACTGGTGCAGCGAGTTGTCGAGTAGAGAGGCTGTTACATTCAGAGCATACGCTTTCCCGATCATCGGAGCGTACATACTTCTCTTCTATGTAACTACATTCACTACATTTGAAATCATAAACGCGAATCATTTACGAAATCCTCGTAAGAGTTTTTGATACCTTCTTCAAACCTTAACAGTTTTCCGACCATATCTAATTGCCCTTGACGGTAGTGTAATTCTTTTAAATCCTTACAAGTGACTAAATCCCGAAGGGTTTCTTCAGTTTGTGTGAAGTCTTCTAGTAAGGTTTTCCATCCTTCTGTTAGAAAAATATCAATTAAAGAATTGTAGTATCTTTCTAATTCTGGATCTTGGGGGTTTGACATTGCGTTTTCCTTGTGATAAGGCGCGAGGGATGACTGGATTGTATCAGAACATCCCTAATAAGTCAAGCATTAATTCATGCTATCTCGCATTTGTTTATTAACGATTGCTTCTTTACTTTCAATCTCACGTTCTTTAAGAACTAACTCTGCAATCTTAGCTCGCTGTAAGAACTCTTTCTCATCAGAATCGCCATCAGAAATATTAGTAGTTAATACTTTAAGACGATCAGTCTCAGCTTCCATAGGAAGTAATTCAGTCTCCAATGTAACCTTAGCTGTACGAGCTTGTGACTCCATCGCCTGTCCTTGAAGAACTGCTGTGTAAGCACCCTTCTGATCTAGGTCAGCCTGCTGTGCTGCTTGCATTGCTGGGTCTGGAGCACTTGCTTCAGATAGTTTAGCAATCAACTCTTCACGATTAGCTAGGTTCATGTTATCAACAACTGACTTAACTAGCTCAGGATACATAGGAGTATCAGGAGACATAGTTTGCAGTAGCTGTACTAACTGAGATACTTCGTATTCACGTGCAATAATTCCTAATGAACTAGAAGGAACAAACTTAAAGTCACCTGTTGGGAACTTCTCAGGGTGGTATTGCATGTAACGCCAAGCAGCTTGCTGTACAAATGGAATTAAGAAACATTCTTGGAAGTTGATCAGTGTACGCTTGTGACGTTTAATGATAGCACCAAGGCCCATAGAAACGGCTCCAGCGGCTGCTTGACCCCCAACCATACTAGACATACCCACGCTGTCAATCGCGCCTGTAGCGTTCTGTACCATCCTCTGAAGCTGGTCTGCTTGACTGAAGGTGATATTATCTACGCTACCGAAGTTAAGAGGTTGCAGTACCTCGTTAGGATTACCATTCGTTAGAATAGTTTTTCCGGGCCTTACTTCCATCTTAGAGCCACGAGGCATACGAGATGCATCCATAGCCATCATAGGATGGACAGTCAGAGCTAGTGCATCAATTCGCGCTCGTAACTCTGTGTCCAAAGCTTTTTGACTGTTGTAACCTTTCTCACAAACACCACGACCCCAGAACCGACTAGGTACTGTGTCCCACGGGAATGCAACTACAGGACGATCCTGCATCATGTAAGGGTTTTCTTCTAGCTTAAGTACGTTAGAACCATTAGCAATAACAGCAACCACTTCAACGTAGTTAGATCCATTGTCTGTTAATGTTTCAGATAGAGAAATAACTTCTTCATCTTCTGAATACAGATAATTGTCCAACATATAACGAGGAATCAATCCGTAATACTTAGTTAGGCGTACACGGTCTTCATCATAGTCATCAATATCGTCTTGTGCTTCTAGGAATGAGTGGGTACTGGAAGCAGAAATGTCCACATCTTCGTAAACACCTTCTTCAATTAACTGCTCAACCTGATGAATGGGAACATATTCGTCAATCGCTACACCTAATGCTTCCTCAATAGAAGATGCAGTAGGATCAATTAAGAAGTTCTGCGGAAGAATAGGACGTATCGTACATGAGACCTCTTTAGTCTCCATTACGCCATAAGTAGACATCTGTCCGTCCATAGCAGGCTGTGTTGTAGGAGTACGTCTAGTCTTTTCCTGTACAACAACCTCACCAATACCTGTACCGAACACAGCAGCGTTAACAATACACTCAGATACAGCCTGTCGAGTCTTATTCAAAGAGAACTCTTCAGTTAGTTGCTTCTTGAGGTACTCTACGTCTGCACGTTCTTTATCATCTACGTCATCGCGTATATCAAAGAACTGTCCACGGCCAAACGTAGCCTCTTCAACTTCAGCAACACTACTTTCTACTGCTTGTTGCAGTGCAGGGCTGATGATTCGCGAGCGTTCACTCTGGCGTAAGGAGTCTTCTCCTGACCAGATACCACGCCATAGACGATTGTACTCGTCAAAGCGTTCTTCATAGTTGGATTCGTAGTGCTCACGCCAACCTTCACATTTATCCATGATCCAGTCTTCAACAGACTCTTCAAGTAGTAGTTCATTTTGATCTGACATATTTAATATCCTGCGATAGCATCCATAAATTCGTACTCATCTTCTTCAAAGTCATAGGCGTAGCTGATCTTAGCAAGCTGATCAATGTAAGCCAGTGAATCTATCAAGTCATCGTGTACTAAGTGGTTAGGGAACTGGAATAACTGGTCTAAGAACTCTGTATTCCACTCACCTTCGTTTAAAGTTATCTGTCCATGTTCAAATCGGCCCTGTAGTGCCCAGATAATACGGTCAGTTTTTCGTTTATTACCATGAGTTAGCTCTTCTACTCTAAAGAAGAACTGCTCTTGTTTCATTTTATCTAATAGATAGGGGTGAACAGCGTTCTTTAATGCGCCTTTCTCCACACCTACAGCGATGGGTTGGTAATCTCTAACAGCTTCAAAGATCTTGTTAGCTGTTTTCTTTACGTCCCATCGTCCATAAATAATATTGTCAATCCACCAACCATCAACACCACATTTAGCTACAGTAATAGCTGTGGTATCAAGTTTCTTTTGCTTAGAGTTGGTAGCTTTCTCAATGTCTGCGAAGCCTGCAAGGTCAACAGAGATATAATACTCTCCCTCTACAGGCTCTTCCGTATCAAAATATATCCAGTCCTCTTGAAACACAGCACCGCCTGATGCTTCAAACGAGGCTAAGAACTCTTGACGGAATGCAAACGAGGACATGCTTAGTTTAGCAGCCTCAATCTCTTCAGGGTCTAGTAGATTATTATCATAAGACGTGAAGTGCCAACTCTCGAACGTAGGATCATCACTATGTCCGTGTTGGTATAGGTCGTAGAAGTGATTTCGTCCCATCGGGGTACCGATGAAGATAGCTCGACCCTTTTGGTCAGCTAGTGCTGGACGTAGAATCTGCTCCCACACTTCTGGTTTCATGTCAGCGTATTCGTCCATAACCAAGAACTTCAAGCTAACACCACGCATAGTCTCTGGACGGTCAGCACCTTTAAGTGCAATGGTTGTACCGTTGACTAGCTTAATCTGGAGGTTATTTATATGACTGCTTTTAATAACCGTATGGCCGAGTTCCATCAGGGTTTCCCACATGATGTCTCTTGCTTGGCCCTGAGTAGGGGCAACATAAAATACATGTCCCTTAGTTGCCTGTAGACCTTCAATTATCAAGGCCCACGCTGCCAACCTACTCTTACCACAACGCCTTCCTGCTGCTACCACTTTAAATCTAGCAGGGTCGTTGAATACTTCTTGCTGCCAATCTAATAACTCTACGTTAAGATCAGTCATCTACAGAAGAGTACCGTACATTAAGTTTATCGCCACCAAATATAATACCACCTATTATTTCCTTACTCTTATCTGGATTTAATGCGGCAAGTTCATCTACATTAATCCCATACTTTTGAGCAATATCCCAAGGATTGTCACCCTTTACTACTGTATGCGTACTAGGGGCGGTAGCTTCAGGTTTTTCATTAAGATTATCTAACCAATTCATTGAATCATCATACATAGAAACAAACTTATCTCCTATCTGAGAGAATCCATCTAAAGCAGCAACTCCAGCGGAAGCCATGAGACCTGAGTCAATAGGAGACATTAACTGATCAGTAACATTACCGTAACCTGCTGGTGTTGGAATTTCAAGCCCAATCTCTGCCTGTTCAAGAAGAGCCTTATGAGTTTCTTCAAACCTATTTTTTATTCCTTGACTGGTTTCAGGATTTCTATATTCATCATTATCTAGAAATTCATAAGCAGCTTCTTTAAACTTTCCTTGATTAATTAACTCTCTAGTTTTCCCTGACTGCCCTAAAGAACCTCTGTAGTTGTTACTAAACAAAGCATCTTTTAGGCGATCAGTGTATAAATCATAATCAGGGAGATATGTTCTTAGTTGTTTGTCTTTAGCGTCTAGAACTTCATCAAAACTTTTATCTAAATATTCTGCTGTTTGTCCTACACCTCTAGTAATTATATCTTTACTATCTAAATATAGATTAGGACTATAGCCTTCTGCGATAACTAATTTTTTCTCATTACGATCTAGTTCACGTCCCATTAACTCTTCAACAGCACGGACAGCAGCGTTTCCTTTCAAAGCTCTTTTTTGAGCTTCTTTCATCTGAGCGTATTCCATTTGTTGAGTAATGTTCTGAGGAACAAATACACGTTCGTCTTGTTCAGACATCTTCATATTCTCCTTCGATAGCGTTGTCATCGCCACCGACAATAGTAGTACCGCCAACACCAGTGATAGTAATCGAAACAGCATTCCTACCTCCAGTATCATTCTTCTTATCAAAGTAAGACACAGGTAATACTCTGTCCATACACATCTTAAGGGCTGCGGATTGGACAGGATGTCCGTCTTCTAAGGCTATGGCTATTACTTTATTAATAACCTTATCACCACTCGTTGCTAACAATCTAGCTTTGAGTTCATTGATTCGAGCAGCATCCCCTTTAGGTCTGCCTACTGAGTTTCTGTTGCCTTTCTTCTTTGCTTCTATGTCTGCCTTGCGAGGTCTGCCTCGTTTAGCTTTAGCAGGAACTGTGTCCTTTTGATCAACAATCATAAACAACCTTTAGGGGAAACAAAACATAAATACAAACGTATCTATATAGTTGTGAACAGTTGTTTATTTCTGTTGGGAGATTATAAATATAAGGATTATCGTTCTCAGAATCTATAATGTCTCTGTTCCGTCCTATATAGTCAGAAGACTATAGCATACTTTTTAGATAAAGTCAACACTTAATTTCACATACTCCCTAGGTCTTTAGAGGCGGAACTGAGCAAATTAAATAGTCCTCCGCAGCCTCCTTTATTTCTACATAGAAACTCCCTCGTTTTAATTAGATTACCCTTGTCTATCAATTA